TTTATATTGTGTCGCCCAGTAACTACTCCACGAGAAGCTAGAAGCTCTATTTAAAGATTTTTTTAATTGTAGTGTCCTCATCCTAGCTCTTATAACATATCACATTTCCAGCACTAATCACCATGGATTTAAACTTGAAGAAATATGCTACGTTATTGGCAAAGGGAAAGTCCACTAAAGTTGTACCAGTAGAGAACTGATACAAAGGTGTATTTTCTCCAAAATCAATAGAAGTAATAGTAGCTCCATCGTCTCCGAATTCAAAGCCATAATAGTTCCCATCAGGAACCGTACCAGCGCCATTCTGAATAAAACAACCTTGTTCAGCATTGGCCTTGGAATTCATGGTGTTAACAACACCTTTTTTAATACCTTCTATAACTATTTTATCGTTCATTTTGTTTTAAGTTAAAAGATAGGGGGGATATTAGTCCCCCTTATCTTAGAATCCAAATACTGTGTCAGCGTTGACTGTCAAGTTTCCACCAGCACTAGCTATAACCAAAGTTATAAACGAGTCGGCAGTTCCACCAATAGTCTGAGTTGATTCATCTTTAAACTGAAGAGTGTAAAGGGTATAAGTTTCACCTGCAGTTGCTCCCAAATTAAAACTAATCGGATATTCTGCAATCTTATACGGCTCCATTCTGTTAGCAATAAGTTCATATTCCATCTGGGCTACATCGTTAAATGTACCATGACCTTTTGAACCAATAGCTTCTACAGTTGTAATGGTATCACCAAAAGCTGTACTAAGACCAAGATCAAACCTCATTGGGCTATAATTAAACCTTCCTGTGATAAGTTCTTTTGCTCCGTCATTAGCAATAATTCTAACACCATAGTTTCCTTCGTTTGCGATAGGAACAACACCAGCATTAGCAGCAGCAACAGCACCAGAAGCTCCCTCGTAAGGAACATCAAGAGTAATAGTTGCAGTAGCACCACCAACCGCAATAGTTATGGCAGCTATTTTATAAACTGCAAAAGTGTTAGTTGTAGCGTGTCCAAAACGAATCAGATCACCTGCCACCATTGTGCCTGCATCAGCACCTGCAGATTCTACAGTGGTAACAGTCACTGAACCATTGGTTACAGTAAGAGCCCCACCAGAAGTAGCAGTACTTACACCTGAGTTAATTCTTTCAGCATAGAACATCCTATAAGGATCTCTTGAGCAATTAGCTCTAAAGCTAGTTACTAGGCCAGTAGCAATAGCGTACTGTGTAGCAGCTGCTCCTGAGGTATACTCAGCATACTTATAAAAAGACTTGTTGCTGAACTGACTAAGCTGATCCCTATAACTCATTGTTATAAGATAGTTCTCAGAGTTGTTCACTTCTATACTACCTGCAGTTCCATTGAAACCAACTACTACTCTTTGAGTTGTAGCTGCTACAGTGGTAACTCTGTTTCTGTACAACAGGTTACTCCAATTTAAAACTGGACTATGCTGAAGTGTACCTCCAGAATCCATATATAGTATTTGGAACCTATTACCAGCTACTAGAGCTCCTGCTTCGCAGAGTTGCTCACCAACTAGTTTTTTACCAAGCGTTCTTGCCACTGTAGGGGCATTTACTACAGACATAGCTGTAGCAGAGCCAACGAACATGTGGGTAACATTGTTTTGTGCAATCATTTTTTTAAATTTTTAAATTAATATTTAGTTTCCATCAAAATTTCTTTCTGCTCCTGCTACTTGATAACCCTCATCATTTAATGCCGCTACAACTATTTTAATAGCTTCTGCGACCACTTCATCATGAAAGCCTACATCTATTATCTCACAGTCTACAGCGCTAGCAGGAGCGCTTGTATTCACTACAATATCTGCAGGGAATCTTAAGTATGAAATAACATAATCTTCTATTATTGCACTAGCATCTGTAATTAATTCTACAGTGTATGCACCATTTTCTAAAACGTAGTCTAGTCTCCATATTAAATTTGCATATGGTTTCTTATACCTACTATTGTAATTCTTGACATAATAATCGTATGTTATAGGTAGTACTATAACAGGATCGGATGTCGAAGTACCTTCATCTAGAGTTACATATTCCTCTATAATTTTATCTGCATTTTCAGGTAAAGTATAGAAGACCCCATTTGGATGAATATACGTTTGATCTGCGCTCTCGACAATATCTCCTTCTATAAGTGATCCTCTTGATAAGAGGGGAGATAACATCCTTTTTATCTCCTCACTCCTATCGAAAAGTTTCCTTTTGTCTTTAAATACTCTTCTCTGAGCACGATTTAATATAGCAGTAATTTGAGTATCACTATAACCAGGAGCACCATTCTCTAAGAGATTGTCAACTCCAAGCAATAGATTATATCTCATTTCATTAGCCGTCATTTCTATTTATTCGTTTTAAGTCTATCTTCCATCAGTAATCTGACCTGTTGATTTTTAGGATTGTTAAAGTAGCTAATAGCTTGATCCATATCATATCCTATTATATCTCCAGCTCTAAGTTTGTAAGTTGTACCTTCCACATAAACTTCTCCGAGTTCCATAGCATCCATGATGAATATTTTTACATCAAAATTTGGATCTTTTGCTACAGTGATAAAATCATCTATGTTAGATACACCTCCTAATTTTTGTTTCTGTTCTATAACTTTAATAAGTTCTGATTTTAACCATTTTGTTTTAGCATCTGATGGTACTCTTTTTCCTAATAGTCTAAGAACGTTTACCATCTTAGCATCAGTTTTAGCGATAGTGTTGAACAGTTTAGAGGCCTCTTCATATCTATCTGTATGCTTAATGTTCTCCTCTTCTTCATCCCTTTCATCTACAAGATAAAAATCATGAGCTACCTCATTGATCTCTTCTTTAGATTTAGCTATCGGATTAGAATGATACAGAACCTTGTATGCGAGATAATCCTCAGCATTTAAAAGATCTAGTATTCTTCCTTCCTTTTCCAACACTACTTTAAATTCTCTCCAGAAGTTATCCTTTTTTGTAAATGAAAGATGTCCTCTTTCAAAACCCATTCTATCTTCAAAGAACCTTTGTTCATCTTCAGTAAGTAGAGCGATAAGTCTGTCATGCATATTAGTTGGTGCTTGATACACCCTCTTTGACCCATCCCATATCGTGTTCCCAGCTGAATTTTTAGGGAAACCTGATCTATACTTCTGTACTAGTTTTACTGTTACCTTTCGGTTTTCTAAATAATTTTTCTCCATTTTACTCCGTTTTATCTCCGTTTAAATTATTGTTCTAAGTTATTACCTTTTAAAATGTTCTCTCTTGCCCACAACGGTTGCAAGTTTTCTAGTCTCGATAATTCAATTCCCTCTTGTAAAGTTTTTGCAGACGAAATTGGAACTATATGATCAATGTGCCACTCTCCATAATTATCCCAGGTCATATTAGATTTGAATTGTTTTTCCATGTGCTCTTTTAATTCACCTGGAGTATATCCTAAAATCTCCTGAGTTTTGTAACATTTTTTAACACCTGTTGATCTAAACATTCTTTTTACTAATTCTCTACAAGCATGCGTTATTCTATATTCAGTATCTGTATTGTATTTATTTCTTTTGTATTCTCTAATGTGTTCTTTATTATTTAGCGCCCATTCTCGCTTGGTTTGTCTAGATTTTTCTGCATGTTTGTTTCTACTATTTCTACGTAATTCTTTAACTCTCTCTGGACAATCACTCCTCCTCTCAGTAGCATAGTTTTTTCTACATTCTTTACATCTGTAATCTAAGCCATACTTGTTTGAATTATCTTTACCGAATTCTTCAAGAGTTTTAATCTCCCTACATCTATTACACCATTTCAACCCAAGTTTAGCAAGATATTCAATTTCTTCTGAAGTAATTCTGTATCCTTCTATTTTAAAATTCATATTTAAAGTAGTTATATGGGGGGGGTTAACCCCCCCATTATCTAACTATCTGATTTTAAGCGAGTGCGGTCGGTACCCATTCTCCCATTCTCATCGGGTTGCGTACTATTACACCAAGCCAGTCAGCTTTGTGAATTTCGTAACCGTCAACAGGAGTAACCATTACTTTCGGTTTCCCTTTTCCACCTACTGAGAAAGGATCACGAAGACCAGGAATGTAACCATGCTCTTCAGCTTGTCCTTTAATTCTAGCAAGCTGTACGTTAGGATTAGGCCCTGCAGTACCAATATCCATGATGGTAAGTCTACGGGATTCCCATGTACCACCTTCAGGATGCTTCAGTTTGTTTCTGATTTCACTATCGTAGTCAGGAATATGAATAAATTCAAACCTTACTCCGTTAATGTCAGCCATGCTTGTAAACTGCGGCTTATTGAAAGAAGCATTTCTTCCGCCTGTAACAGCGTTAATTCTGTTTATTTCAAGAGCAGAAGCTCCAGCGTAAGCCTCAATAGCTGCTGAAACCATAGCAAGACCGTACTCACCAGCTCCAATTACGAAACGCCTTTTATCTTCAGGAAGTTTACCTACTGAAAGGCCAAGTGCATATTTAACAAGAGACTGAATGTTAAAACTGTTGTAATAGAAAATGTTAGAAGGTGCAATCTGCTCCCTCAGTCCAAGACCAGCCTTGATCTCGTAACCAGACGAACCAAACTGACCATAAGTACCATCTTCCCTTTTATTGGATGTACCGTAGAACATGAGCCTGGCCTTTTCCCTACGGAATGCCTTCATGAACTCCCAGTCCAATTTGTTCAACCAACTAGTGTGTTTTACCCCATCCTGATCCATAAAGGTAAACGCCTGTGGGTTGTTTACACCTTTCATAATCATATTACCAGGAACGGTATGCTTCTTACGAATCATAGAAAGCCTTGAACTCATCTTGTAAGGTGAGGTGAAGCTGATATCAGAAGCGTCCTTTGAAAGGGTCTGCTCACTGATAGAGTACTCTACACTCCAGAGTGTTCCTGCTGAAATCTCAGCAAAAGGAATGTAAGCTGCAGGATTACCAGTAAAGAGTTCGCACTCATACAGGAAACCTGAACCATACTGTTCTGCTTCTTTTCTAATCCTTACTTTATAAAGGTCAGGCTTCATACCAACAATAATGTGGGTAACGAAGAAGATTTTCTCAGGAAACAACAGATAGAAGATACCACCGTTCCTACCAACTAGGTCAGTAGAGACGACAGCAGTCAAAGTACCTGCGTTCTTTACATAAGCGCCCATAAGAGGAATATTCTTCTCATCTTGGCCTTGTAGCATCCATTCAAATTCCCTGTCATCCTCAATCTCATGAGTCGGGTATTTGTTTAGAAGGGTAAGCATATCGTCTGGTAGGTTAACTTCAAACAACCTATCAATATACTGTGATAACTGTATAGGTTTCTCCTGAAACAGAAGCCCCAGGTTGTTCTCAGTCACCAGACCAGAGAAATCTTTAGGTTCATAAACTTGATTTGGAAATACTTTCATTGTTATATAGTTTTAATAAAATTTACTCTTTAAAACCGTAAGTCTTTTGCAGTATTGTGTGCATTTTACTTGGTTTATTTTTTCTTGATCCAAAATCACTATTATCTGTTTTGTCCAATCTTTCTATAGCTTCTTCAAATTCCTTAGACGTATCTTTTTTAGCTTTGTCTGTAATCTTTGAAAAATCTGTAAAACCTTTTGTTACTTCAAACAAGTAATGTAACTTTATTTCAAATTCAAGTGGATTGTCCATCCTTGCAACTACTATCCTGTTAAGAGGATTACCATTCTGGTCTTTACCAGCTGGTGTAGTTAGGGAGGCAAATACCGCCTTTCTCAGTCCATCATTTAGCGGAAGTCCTGGGATAATCTCTTTCGATTCAGTGATCTTTTTGTTAAGTTCTGTGATCGTTCTAGTTCTCTCAGCATCCGCACTTTTTCTTTCTTTCTCAGCAGCTTCTTTAGCAAGTCTTTCATCTTCATCTAAAAGACTCTTTAACTCGTCATAATTAGATTCTGCCTCTGACTCAAGATCTCCACTGTCCTCATACTTTTCAATTAGACTATCAATCTTCTTGTCTGTAAATTTAGTGGTCTTCTTAAGATATTCCTTTACAACATTCTTCTGAAGATCTGTATCCTCTAGAAGTGTGTCTTTGTCTATAGATAGAATATTTGTTTTATTCCTATCTAATTCAAGCAACTTCTCAAAAGGTACACCCTCTTCATAATTGTCAATAAGGGTTTTAAGCCTATCAGGTAAAGAAGATTTGTATTCCTCCACTAATCCAAAAACTTCATCTATCATAGCTTCTTTCAATGAATCAGATGTCCCATCGAAATTATCTACATCTAAATTGGGAAGTATGCCCTCCTCCTTTAAAAGCTTTGCATACGGAGTCAACGGAGAAGAAGATTTAGCATTACTTTTTTTCTGACTGGGGGAGGAGGGCTCTTCCTCATTAATTTCTTCCTCAGTTTCTTCTACTTCTTCTTCCTCTTCACTTGGGTCTATGTCAATTAACCCAAGATCTTCCTCTTCTTCTTTTTCCTTCTCTTTTTCCTTCTCGTCAAAGAACGTGTTATCAATATAACCATCTCCGCTTCCTTCAACCTCAATTGGGGCTTCATCGTTGCCCCCCATAAGGCTGTTCAAATCTGTGTCAAAAATATTCTTCTTCTCCATGTTAATTATATTTGCAAATTTATAAATTTCTAAAATAACTTCCAAATTTTAGAGCATCTATTTTCAGATTTTATAATCTTTAAGTTCCGCCCCTCTAAAATCTGGTATTAGTTTACCTTCCTGGAATACTAAGTAACATCTGTTTCTCCTTAGATACCAGCGTCTTTCGCTTTCTTGAAATAGCTCCGCACTCTTCACATCTATAAGTTTCGTACTTACCTGTTTGAGTATAGTAGTTACCATCTTTAACTAGCTCAGTATGACCACAACTAGGACACACTGCTTCAGTTCCCTCATTGTAAAGGTTGTAATTAGGATGCGATTTTATAAAAGGTCTTAATTTTAAATACACTTTCTCCAATACTAAAACATCCTGTTCGTTATAATCCAGCATATATTTCAAAGCTTCAGTGTCACCATCCATACAAGACACCCACAATTTTAAACCTGTAGTGTTCTTACCCTCAAGACCTAGTGTTCTAGCTAGAGCTTCCAGCTTATTACTAGGTAGAGAAAACTCAGCCTGTGCCACCTTTAAAGTGTCTATCTGCTGATAGTATGTAGTAGGAGGTAAACCGTGTACTAAAAACCTAGCTTTTATTCTAGGTACATCAAAACGTTTACCATTGTGTGCTATTACAATATCAGCCTCATCTAAAAACTCCCACAATTCATTTACTAACCTAAAATCATTCTCTTTTTTAATCTCCCTTGGAGAGAGTATTCCAGAGTACATTGTGTCTTCACCTAACCATTTACAAGCATAGCTGAGTAAAAACCATTCCGATATAAGTGCATCTAGTGATATGTTTTGATCCCACATTCTCCACACGTATGCTTTAAGCGGAGTTGTTTCTAAGTCAAATAGTAATATTCTAGGCTTTCTTATCTTGTTGATCTTTACATCTATTCCTTTCTCTGCTCTTATGATCTCTTTTGCTCTGTATATATTCTCTCTTTCTGTACCGTACCTCTTTGCCAACTTACCTGCACCCATGTTTAACTCATAGTGCCTTGTCCTCATAATACTAACTACTTTATCTAGTTCCATTATTTACTTGTATTGGTTTTCTTCGATTCCATTGCTTTGTTATGTCTCTCAGCTTCTTTGAGCTTATCATACTCAAGCTTGATCTTATCCTCATGCTGTTTCATCTTAGCAAGAAGATCTTCTTTACCATCTCCTTCATCGGTTTTCGATAAAAGTTGTAATAAAGCAACTTCATAGTTCTTATCTATTTCATACTTCTTCAGTTTGCGTTCTTCATCTTTATCGGCAAGCACTGCTTCGTTCACTCGCTCGTTACTCTCAAGTTGCTGCTGTTGAGCCTCTTGTTCTTTCTGTTCTCTTGCATCTTCTTCTTCCTCTAGGAGGTTGACCATTTCTGCAATACTTTCAGATCTCAATACACGAGTTAATACTGAAGTTCTAGATCCGTTTTGAATCATAACTTGAGCAAGACTTTCTACAGCCTGACGGACTTTCATATCTTCAGATGAAGATGTAGCAAATACATCGAACTCCTCATAAGACAGGTTATCGCCGTTTACATCTAAAACTGTTCTGGACATATCGTCCAATATAAATTCAGCTTTAAGATTCTTACCTTTATATGCTTGTTTTGCAACATCTATACAAGCCTGCAGCACTCTACTCTTAGTGTCATCGTGTAATATGAACCACTTCTCTGTTATGTGACTAGACTGAGTAACAGCCCTTTCTACACCTCCTACAGTCTCCCTATTATCGACTTGACCTTCTCTTTGCTTTGTTACACCCGCTATAGTTCCTAATTGCTGCTCTATATAAGTTAACATACCTATATACTGTTGGAGCATACTGCCTATCTCAGGACTAATCGCTTTATTAGTGGTGTTAAATGTTCCAGCTAATTTACCTTGTGCTGCACCCTTCTTACCTTCGTTAAACGGATCTGTCATCATATAACCAAGTATATGAAGATAATACATCCACTTATCAAGTTCCCAGTCAGAAGGTATCTTTGACATATCGACCTCTACAATAGGGCCACCGTATCTAGCCACAAGAAGTTCTAATCTCCTCATATAGATGTTATAAGCAAACTGGAATGGTTTCATCCTTGACATCAACGATGTACCACAGTCAGTTCCTACATAACCTAAATCACATTTAGACTTGTTGTTAAGTCTCCTAATTTGAACCTTTCTAGGTTGCATCTTGACATAAATCTGTCCAGCTAATTTTGTACCTTCGTAGGCTTCATTCACCCATTTCCAAGATACAGTTTCACCTAAATCCCTATCAGGCTTATAATTCTCTGATACCCACTTCTCCTGTTGATCTCCATTTTCATCAAAGAACGATAGTTTACCAATTCTCCTACGACCTCTCCATCTTACTCTTACTACCCTAACGTTTCCGTTGTGATCAAAAGGCCCAACAAAACCATTGGAAAAACCAGCATCTTCTACATCAATCAATCTCTCTGTTCCACCTTCATCTACGTAAGGATAGTACATTCGAGGATTGACATACGAGTAATTTAATACTGAACCTTTATCACTTTCACAAACACCTCCTTCAAGGTATGCTATATCTTCTTTAGAAAGGTACTCATAGAACTCGTCTATAACCTTACCTATAGGTAAATACTGTACCTGTACGATAATATCGGAATCTTCTATATTAAAATTGTTTTTAAACCCTAAAGGAAACACTGTTCTAGGATCTGCAGCTTCAACAACCACATCTCCTGCCACTTCATCTATCCTGTACAACTCTCTACCAAAAAGCAGTAGGTGCATCATACCCTCATTAAATTGCTTCTTAAGGTTTTGCTCTTTATAAATATAATGAAGTAGTCTAGAAGCAGTTAACTCATTCAAATCCTTCCAGTTATACTTTAAATATTTACCCAACCTTTGAATCTTTTTCTGAGCATCCTCTTCATCGAATGCCTGACTAACCAGCTCCTGTTGAACTAGTTCCATAATCATATCTCGTTGCTGTTCTTGTTTCTCAGATACAGCACTCTCGCTTACACTTCTTACACCAAACTCGTCCTTTCTTAAATACTCTTCTCCTACAAGAAGATCTATTTTAGGAGCACATATTGGGTAATTCTTAACCTGAGAGGGAAAAGAATCAGTGTCGAAATCCATGGGGTTAAACAGGGTTTCGTAGTCCTGGGGATTAGCAATACCGTTATAGATGTCATCGTTAGACTCCATTTCCTTCTGCTTATCCCTATCATTCAACCCACGATTGTAGAGCATGTTTTCAGCAGCATCTACATTCTTTTTGAACCATTCAGGATTCTTTTTTACGGTGGGAAGTTTCTGTTGAGGAAAGAATATTTGATTAAATACGCCTTGTTGTTCCATTTTAAAAAATTTGTTACAAATATAGGTAAAATTTAAATAACATCAAAATATATTAACGTTTATTTTGAAACTTTATAAACTTTATTTATTAGGTCTATAAAATCTCCTATTAGAACTCTTGTATGCTTTGTCCCAAAACCCATTCTGAGTTACAAGTTTTACTGTTTGTAACATAGCATTTTTTGAAATCTGCAGTCGGTCTTCTCTGATAATCATTAGTAATACTAAAGCAGATACACGGTCTGCATTTATCATAGAGTTATATCCTATTAGTTCCTGTATTAAAGCCGGGCTTCTAATGGTGTCTAGATTTTTAACATACTCTGTTTCGTTTATATCTTCTTCTTCGTTCTTTCTATCACTGTAAGCTCTACCCGTTAACCATGATAAAATGAGTTCAATGCCCCAATTTATAATAGGTGTAGTAGCATGAGTACCTTTTAACTGGTTCCCAGAAGTACCTTTACCTGAGGCTAAACCTTTTTCTTTTAATATCTCAGGTTCATCAACTAGTAGATGCAATGATGTATTATGCTTCATGTGAGCATAAAATCCTTTGAGGTTTCGCTCATAGTTACATATAGCATTGTAGTACAAAAGAGCCCTTCTCCACTGCTCATAGAACGTATCCACAAGCTTATGTCTACCAGTATATTCAAGCACTATCCTATCTGTCCAACTATCCATTATAAACCCTGACATCAATGAGTGATCCACATCATCCCCACCGTCATTGTCCACAGGGTCAAGTGCTGCTATATACCTTCCATAGGGAGCCTTACCTTCAGAGTCTATTTTAGGTAGCTCCCATATCTCCATTGCTGTATCTAGTATATCTCCCCTCCTATGAGGAAACTCTCTTAATACAGGTTTCTCTGAAGATTGCCAATCTACCTTACCTTCTTTAACATAAAATTCTACTTTCCAGCTAGCTTCTAACAATCTCTTATTTGTCTCAAGCTCTCCTAAAACAATCCTTAAATCTTCAGTTGGGAAGAAGTTACCCTCTACAGTTAGGAATATATCTGATGGTCTAGTAGGCTTGTTTATGACTTCTGCCATATACTTCCTTCTGTTGCCAGACCCTTTAGCTTTCTCAATCTCTTCGTCAATGTACATCTTAGCTTGAGGTACATCGGTGATCTTATTAGGCCCCTTTTTAAATTTATTAATAGTGTGGGTAGCAGGAACAAAAAATCCTATCTTGCCTTTATTCTCCCACTCGTCATCAAACGATAAACAGTTAAATTCTTCAGGGTTATAGAATATTTCCTTAGTATACTGAACAGCACCATGAGAAGTTAAACCTCCTGTACCCAATGCATATATAACTAAAGATTTATTATCTGCAGAAGCCTGTGTTGATTCCAAAGCACCCCATACCTCTATAACGTTATTCATAAAACCAACCTCTTCTAGGAAGGCCCTATTAGGTCTAGTGCCGTTAGCTGCAAGAGGATCATCCATAAAAGTCCTGTGATTTATAACAGAACCCGTTACAGATTGAAGAGTTTTACCAGACATCAATGATCCAGAAGTACTCAAAAAGAGGGGGGAAGGATATATTTCGTTGTTAATAACCTGTTTATCAGGAAGATGCTCCATTGCTAACCTTACCTTCTTAAGTAGATCCTCACTATATTTTGATTCAATGGCACCCACAACTGTATCAGATGTTAAAGGTGAACCACTATTCTTATTTTCCAAATAAACGTTATAGTCGTATGCCCCATCAAATAGAAAGTTGTGAAGTATCATACAAGATGCAAGGTAAGATTTTCCGCCACCGCGACTGTTATGAACTGTAACACAGTTACTTAGAAGGAATAAATTATCACTATCAACCTCTAAACCATAAAAAGTACCAACTCCAACAGGGTTTATTTCAAAAGAAGAATGTTTAATATTAAGTCTTCTTTCAACCTTAATAGCCTTCTTTCTTTCGTATTTACAAGGGATATTCCAAATGTCTCCACTTATTATAACCTCATAAGTGTCTCTAAGATTATCTCTTACTCTCAGAGTTATATTAGAATAAAATCCACAACTTCTAGCAACAAAACATATATCTTCAGCTAAAGATTTGTTCAACCCTACATAAATATCAAAACTATTAGCATGTTTATCATAACAACCATCACCATCTATCAATCCTGCTAATAGCTGCAGTCTATCATTTATTGAAGAGGTTTTAAAAGATTGAGGGATATGTTTGTTATGCAACACTTGCCTAAACTCAGAATACAACTCCTCATTGTCATTTTTTAACCATTTCAATTCATATGTTTCTCTTCTATTACCTTTTTGAAGAATTGTATTAACTGTTCGGTTTCCAAGGTTTAAATTTTCAAGAACCTCTTTATCTGTAGACTTAACCGATATTGTATTAGATCGACCATCAGCCAACCAATATCCTAAGAAATAAGGGTTTATAGAAGTAATTGTTTCGTTTTCAAAAGTTAAAGCTTCTGACTGGTACAAATAAAATCTATTTGCAAAGGAGGATTGATTTTGCTTTTGAATTAGTTCTTTTATTGAAACACTATCGTATCTCTCAACATAAGTGCCTGGTTCTCTTTTTCCATTTACATGTTTACCATTTACTCTATCTCGTATAAACAAAGCTATTTGGTGCTTTGAGTTACAAATATAAGGATCAAATCTCTTAGATCTTACTTCGTACATATCGTCTACCCCAGAATGGGTAGACAGTACGTTTCTAACTTTTGAATCCGGCCCCATCAACTTATCACCAACCTCAATGTCCTCTATGTTTTTTACAGTACCGTCAAACATTAAAACAGATGTGCCAGGAGCAAAACACTCCAAGTCCATTACATTCTTAGACTGATTCCTATATTGAGGCTTACCCATATTAGCAGGATGCATCCTTCTAAGATATTCTCGTGCAGGGGTATATATTTTTGTCTTAGCTTCTGATTCAGTTATCCAACCATACTTAAGAGCTCTCTCTTTTTCAGGGCCGAATTTCCTATCGCAGGTATACAAAGGATCGTCAGAAAACCCAGAGAAACCACAAGCTTCCTCATACACGTATGCTTTTTCCCAATCTATATCTCTAAGCCACGGTCTACCAACTCTACGAGAAGTGCCACCTTCGTCTTCAAACCTGATGGTGTGATAGTTAGAAAAAAAGTATAAGGGGCCTGGCATCCATTTACCTGACGACCAGCACCCCTCTATGCATTTTCTCTTCTCCTCTTTCCAAAATGAAACTCTTTCGTACCTCTGAGATATAGCGTGGTATTTAGGTATTTCCTTTACTAAAAAATTATCGTTGTTAACCATTCTTCTTTCTTATAATTCCCAAAACCTACTAACGTAATAATTACTTATATAACTTACAAAGTCTTCATATAAGCGCTTCACATCATGTTCGTAATCATTACCTACCTTTCTTTCCAACTTAAAAGCTCCGACCCTAAACCTTCCATACTTAATACCATTTATAATCTCCTCTTCATACTTAACTTGTCGCATATCATTTCTAAGCGACTTCATATATCGTTGTACCTTAACCTCAGTCATATTATATTTCTCCAGTTTCTGAATCAGATAAGTTCTTATTTCCTTTACCTTTACGCATGTGATCTTCCTTCTCCATCTCTTCTTTAATCTTAAAGAAGTCATTGTACATCTTAGGAGTAGTACCAAAAGCTTTATCAAGTTGATCAGCTGTACCCTTTACAGTTATAAACTGACCTGTCTTAGATAAAACGTTATCACCATTCTTATCTGTAAGATAACAATCAAAGTAATAATCCTGCTGTTTAAGGTACTTATCTCTCTTAAACATAAGTTCCTCCCAGGCTATTAGAGATCGTTCAGCCTGTGTAAGCTGTGTGGCTTTAAACAGGGATACAATCCCTTCGTGCTTCTCCCAGTCAAACTTTTTATCCTTAATTATATCTGTAGCTGCTAGTTCCCACTTATCAGGTAAATTATACATGGGGGATTCTCTCCGTAAGCAAAAAGCTATTGCCCACATTATATCGGAACTCCTTTTATTTGAAGAAGTAAACTTATTAAACCCTTCTAGGACTTTTAACTCTGGGCAAACATCCCAAAAGTTATTCCCCAGGTGGTATCTGCTGATTATCTCTTTTGCCATCTACAATTTTCTTAACCGTGTATAAGTGTTTTTCGTTTGCATAAAATGTACCTAAAAACTTAAGCAGCACATTCTCATAAGAATCAAATTCAAAATCTTTTCCTTTTGCCATCTTTTCTACAAGAAATGCAAACTCGTTAAAGTAAATATCCTCTATAAGTTTATAGGGAACACCTAGCTCTGCAGCCAGTTCATTGAAGGCTTTTCTACACTCCTTCTGGATAGTCTGCATACAACTTATTTACGTAGTTATAAATATCCTCTATATCAGTGAGAATGTCTTCTGTGTGACCTCTAGCATCCATCACATACAGAATAACTTTCTTTACGGGTTCTGCCTCTTGGAAAACATACTCGTCCAAGGTGTAGTCATCATCATCCATTGTTCTCTACTTTAAAGTTAAACTCTAATTTAAAATTACTAGTTGGGTATATTCTAAGGTTTTCAATGAGAACCCCTTCTTTATCTATAATACCAGCCTTCCTAATAATAGAAATATTGTTATTGAATACATCTGTACCCATACCTATCTCCTTCTGCATCTCCCTCCTAGTGGAAACATCATTTAATATTCTCCACCTAATATCCTCATCCAATCCTCTATGTTTCCAATTGTAATACATGAAAACAGCAAGAAGATCTAGTTCCCTGTTACGAAGAGTACTGAGAGGGGGTATCCCCCTCAATAGCTCCAGCAACTGTCTGTAGAAACTCTTTATATCCGTATTAACTGTCAGCGTCATGTTTTAAAACTTTATTAAATTCTATTATAAATACCTTTTCTTCTTTATCAAACATATTTTTAAATCCTTTTCTTTTAGCCTCTGCTTCACACTTATTAAAAATACTAAAGAACAACTTTATACCATCGAAATCGTCATCATTAGTTATTTTAAAAGTATAGCTATCTTCCCTGAACACTTTAATCTCCATTCTCTACATCTGTGTTACATAACCTCCAATAGATTTCTAACTGTAGTTCTGTCAAATTCTCAACAGTGTTGTTCTCCACCTCTAAGGAAAGAGGTGTGCTTTTAACTAACTTTAACAAATTGTTAGGATAATTTAAAAACACATCTCCCTTAGAACTAACGTACTTCTCTCCTACTCTTAAAAACTCCGCAGCTTTCAAAGGTCTACTATCATAAATATATAGCACCTCGTAATTCATTTAGATCTTTACTTTTCTGGTTAAGATATCAGGGTTAACAAAATTATCTGGGTGTACAGCTATATTAATTCCACCCCTAGGCATTACACAATAAATGCGTTCTTTTCCTCCTATAGGATCTTTAATAGTGTATCCAAACAGTTTACCACCATACTTTATGATGATGTCTCCTGGTTTTAAATCTTTTATTGTTTCATGTACCACTATAATCACACCATATGAATCCTCGTCTTCTGACCCATCTGGAAGGATAATCCTTCTCTCAGGTTTAACTAATTCTACTAGTACACAATGTTCAGGAATTATAACCTGCTCTAAATTCTTAATCTTATCCATTATTTTCTCCGTTTAAATTATTACTCGTTTCACTTTTATTCTTTTCAAACCATGATAGAAACACTAGATTACACATTGCGTGAGCCAGATGACTTAATCCGCTATCTGTATCAATTGTATTTCCCTTTCTCCATTCTACAACGTGTCTTAACAAGGCAGCATAATATCTATCGTTAGCCTCGTCTAATTCTTTCCAGTTATGCTTTCCATATT